TGGACATGTGGATTAGGCATGTTTGGTAACTTTATCACAATTCCGTTTTCTAACTTTGTATTGGCTCTAGCAGGTATAGATATTGTTATACCCTTAGTACCACTAGAAACTATGATGCCTGTCCTCATGGGCATGTTAGGCTTGGGTGCAATGCGCTCATTTGAAAAGACAAGGAAATAAGTAGCTGATGAACATTAACTTAACAGACATAGCTGTTAATGATGATATACTGGCGGATCTCGCCGCAGGTAATTCTACACCTTGGGAAGTAAAAACTCCGTTTACTGATTGGCGTAATGCTGCTAATGAGTTAGCTAGAGAGTCTGTGGAAAAAGTAGATAAACGTGCATTAGAATTGTACAATCAAGTAGATCCCGGTAGAGGTAGAGCTATGGGAGGTTCTACTAAAGACCTAGCTTTTAAAGAGATTGTACAAGAGCCTGCTGCTGCATCATGGATGGAAACTTATACTAGCCAAGGCTTGCCTCCCTATAAAGTTGATCCTGCATCTGGAGAAAAAGTTTACATAAACACACCTCCCGGAGTTAATCTAATTGACTTGCTGGAAGGTAAAGATAGAGAAGAATACCTTGCTATGAAGAAAGCAGGGTTTGATGAACGTCTAACAAAAACTCCTTACAATGTAGAAACAGGTCTTTATGGTTCTGGGGCAGGAAATTATGGCACTAGAGTAATTCCTGAAAAGCTTAACAACTTTCAGAAAGCACTTAGCAGCCCTATTGTATCAGCATTAGCTGCATTTATTCCCGGAGGTTCTTTAGCTCTTGTAGCAGGCAAAACATTAGCCGGTGTAGATGTGAGTCCTGTTGAGATTGCACTAGCTGCACACGGAGCTTATGGAGACTATGCTAAATCTATAGCTAATAAGGCTATTAAAGAAACAGGTGGTCAAGCTGTAGGCCCAACTATTGACGTAGAGTTAACTACTGCTGAACAACAAGCCGCAGCTATTGATGTCATAGATATAGCAGGAGATCCTTCTGCATTTGAAGGCGTAGACATTGCTGGGTTAACTCCTGAAACTGTCAGTGTCATAGATATAGCAGGAGATCCTTCTGCTTTTGCAGGTGTAGATATTGCTGCTCTAACTCCTGAAGTTACTCAAAGCATCACTGATATTCGGTATCGTGCGTTAGATGATGTTGTTGAAAGACTTGGGGGAGGCACAGAAGGAACTGCTGCACTAAACAGAATGACTAATGAGCAGCTTGCTAGAAATTTACGTGCTGCTGGAGATATTGAAGGATTAAATGCACTAGGTTTAGCAGAAGTAGGTGAGAGAACAACAGCTTTCTATCCTTTGAACCCAAGGCTAAGGTCAGATTTAGTACGTGAGTTTGTTTCGTATGTTGGCCCTTCTTTTTCGCCTGATACTTTTATGGAGATTACTGAAGACACTATTCCTTTTGACCGACCATCTAGTAGAGTAACAGTTGATGTAAGTAACTTAGAAGATACTCCAGTAACACAGCCTCAGCCTACTAGAGAGTCTTTCTTACCTTCAGATCAGCCTTCAGGAGGCGGCGGTGGAGGAGGAGGAGGTACTGGTTTAGCAGGAGGCGCTACAACAACTACTTCTGGTTCAGTAAGTGTAACACCTAACATTGATTACACTGCACCGGGATCAGTTACCTCAAGTTTCTTTTCAGATTTTATTAATCCTGCTGCTGCGGTTGCTGGTGCTGACACTTCAACATCCCCATTGACTCCTATAACTACTACTGCTCCTGACCAAGAATCTTACACTACAACCCGACCTACAAGTGTTCTTGATAATACTACTGATGATACTACTACTGCTCCTGATACAACAGGTGGTGGATCAACAGGAGGCGTTGAAGACCCTGTAAGCACTGGAGGTGCTGAAGGCGGTGGCGCTGAAGGTGGTGCTAGTGGCGGTACTGATGACGGTAGCGGTACTGGAGGTGACGGAGCTTCAGGTCAAGAAGGTGGTGATGATACTGCTGGAGACGGCACTGCTGCCGGTGGAGGAGCTGGCGATACTGGAGAAGCTGAAGGTGCAGGAGATGGCACTGGAGAAGGTGAAGGCACTGGAGATGGCACAGGCACAGGAGATGGCTCTGGTGACGGCACAGGAGATGGCTCTGGTTCAGGAGATGGCTCTGGAGAAGGTTTAGGCGGAGCAGGAGGAAGAGGCACAGGAGGCGGTTTGTTCTCAGACTATGTAGACCCTTATAATGCACCTGCACTCCTAAAACGTGCTTTACCTTTAGAAGGTTATAGTCCCATAGATGTTGCTAACGAAATTAAAAATCTTAGGAGTTTTTCTTTCCTTCAGCCAGAGCAAGTAAAAGAAAGTTTGTCTTTGTTTGGCAATCCTTTACTAGAAGAATCAGTAATGAAGAAATTATATAAGACAGGTAACTAATGAGTACCACATATTTAAGTATAGTCAATAGCGTACTTCGTCGTTTAAGAGAAGAAGAAGTAACTGATGTAACACAAACTACATATGCTAGGATGGTAGGTGACTTTGTAAATGACGCAAAACGATCTGTAGAAGATTCTCATGATTGGTCTACTTTACGTACAACTATTGTCGTGCCTACTGTTGCAGACACTACAGAATATAGCTTGACAAATGCCGGAGAACGTGTTAAAATATATAGTGTCATTAACGACACATCTAATTTCTTTATGCGTTATGAGTCACCTAACTGGTTTAACAACGCTTATTACATATCCGGTGAAGTCACAGGTACTCCTGACTCCTACACGTTTAGTGGAGTAGACAGCAGTGATGACACTAAGGTACGTGTGTACCCTAAGCCTGATGGAGTTTATTCTTTACGTTTTGATTTGATTGCAAGAGAGGCTGAACTTTCGGCATCTTCTGATACTACAGTTTTACCTAAGAATGCAATCGTTCATGCTGCTATTGCTTTATTGGCTAGAGAACGTGGTGAGACAGGCGGAACTACAGCACAGGATTACTTTTTGATTGCTGACAAACACTTGTCTGATGCCATTGCATTGGATGCTTACAAGAACCCTGAAGAATTCATTTACACGGTTCCATAATGGCTCAAGAAAGACAAAACATATATATTTCTGCCCCCGGTTTTAAGGGTCTTAATACAGCAGACTCTCCTGTTACTCAGGAGCCTTCTTTTGCGTCTGTAGCAGAGAATGCTGTTATTGATAAATATGGTCGTATTGCAGCTAGGAAAGGCTTAAACACGCTTACAAGCAGCACTACGCCACTAGGATCTAGTATTGGCATTGAGACTATCTTTGAGTATGTAGATCAGAGTGGTGACAAAGTAGTCTTCTCTGCTGGTAACAATAAGATATTTACAGGGACTACATCGTTAACTGATATTACTCCTTCTGGTTACTCTATTACAGCTAACAACTGGAAGATTATAAACTTCAACAACCATGCTTTCTTTTGGCAAAGAGGTTTTGAGTATTTAATATATACTGACGAAGGAGGCTCTGGTGTACTGGAGGCAGCTAGCGATCATAGTCATTCTACAGGTACAGCACCTCAAGCTAATGAGGCTCTAGCAGCTTTTGGTCGTGTATGGGCAGCAGACGCTCCGGGTAACAAGTACACTTTGTTCTGGTCTGATTTATTAGCTGGTCATGCGTGGACAGGAGGTTCTTCAGGTTCCTTAGACTTAACTACAGTGTTTCCTACAGGACATGATGAGATTGTAGCTTTATCAGAGTTTAATAATCTTTTAGTTATCTTTGGTAAGCGTAACATTCTTTTGTACTCTGGCGCTGACACTCCATCTACGATGGTTTTGCAGGATGTAATTACAAACATAGGGTGTACAGAAAGAGACAGTGTTCAGTCTATAGGTACAGATTTATTTTTCTTGTCCGACACAGGTGTACGTAGCTTAGGCAGAGTTATACAAGAGAAGTCAAACCCTATTGGCAATGTGTCTAAGAATGTAAAAGACACTATGATGATTTCAGTTAACTCTGAAGCACTGAACATTAAAAGCGTATACAGCCCAGAAGAATCTTTGTATCTACTGTTTTTACCTACAAGTTTTGAGGTTTATGCTTTTGATACTAGAGGTGCCTTAGAGGATGGTAGTCATAGAGCTACAACATGGGAAGGAAATAAGATTCTTTGTGGCGCTAGGACTTCAGATGGTTTTTTATATTTAGGCAATGCAGACGGTATAAATAAATACGACGGTTACACAGATAACGGCAATAGTTATTCGTTTAAGTATTTCACTAACCCTTTATCATTTGGTGACCCATCTAGGCTGAAGATGCTTAAAGAACTTTCCTTTACTGTTATAGGTGGCTCTGGTGCCATTGTAGTAGGAAACTGGGGTTACGACTATACAGAAGCGTATATTAAACAATCGTTTACTATCGCTACCAGTTTGATTGCAGAGTACGGAATATCAGAATACAACGTAAGCACATCAGAGTACAGTGCTTCTATTGTTATTGACGTTGCTAAAGTAAAGGCAACAGGATCAGGAAAAGTAGCAACGATTGGAGTAGAGGCGACCATAGACGGTGGTGCGCTTTCGTTGCAGGAATTAAATACTGAAGCTATTATAGGTAGACTTGTATAATGAGTGATTACACAAAGACAACTAACTTTGCAGCAAAAGACAGTTTACCTTCCGGTAACTCTGGCAAGATTGTTAAAGGTTCTGAGATTGACACAGAGTTTAACAACATTCAAACTGCTGTAGCAACTAAATTAAACATTAACGATAGTGCGCTTACGGGATCTACTTCTGTTCAAACATTAACTGTTTCAACATTGTTAGACATAACTAGCACTACAGATGCTAGTGACGCTACAGGAGACACCGGAGCTTTACGGACAGAAGGTGGCGCAAGTATAGCCAAGAAGTTGTTTGTCGGTACAGACTTAGATGTTGACGGCACAACTAATCTTGATGTCGTGGACATTGATGGCGCTGTAAACATGGCTAGCACTGCTCTTGTTACAGGAGTTCTAACCACAACTGCGGCTACGGTTCATACTAATGGCATCACAATGCCTGACAACGCTAAGGCTATCTTTGGCACTGGCAGTGATTTAGAAATTTATCATGATGGGTCTAATAGCATTATTAGCGATCAAGGCACTGGAAATTTAGTTTTAAGGGCTGGAGATTTTAGACTTAAAAACGCTGACAGTAGCGAAACAATGATACTTGCAGCCGCAAACGGCGCTGTTCAGCTTTACTATGATAATGCAGCTAAACTAACTACCTCCTCCACAGGCATAGACGTAACGGGAACTGCTGTTACAGATGGTCTTACTGTAGATGGCAGTATTCTATTTGGCCCAAGCACTTCTGTCGTAGTAGGCGGATCTGGCGCAGAGTTTCAAATTAACGGCACTACCGGCAATTCTGCTGCTCAGTCAATTACACGCTTCGGAAATGATGCCAACTCACCGATTTTGAAATTTGGTAAAAGTCGCAACGGAACCATCGGTTCAAATACTATAGTTCAAAGTGGCGACAACTTAGGAATAATTCAGTTTTGCGGTGATGACGGAACTAATCTGGCACCTAAAGCCGCAGATATTTTAGGCGAAGTAGACGGAACACCGGGATCAAATGATATGCCCGGACGCCTAGTGTTTAGAACAACCGCTGATGGCGCTGACACTACGACGGAGCGTATGCGCATAACAAAAGACGGTTTGGTTGGAATTGGCATTGCTTCTCCTAACGAGCCTTTGCATGTTTTTCATGCTACACGCAACGTCCTTGTA